CTTTTTCGGATCATTTTGTTTTGATAGAGTGTTGACCATCTGAGTGTATACATCCATTTCATCCTTCAGATCATAGAAGGTTTCCTGAGATCTTCTTCCCTTTCTTGTATCGTCAATGAACTCTCCAATGACTGGAAAGTTATCCATGCCTTCGTAACGAGTTCCTACTGTATTCTTGCCCGTGATTTCCCTGCCTGTACGATCAAGTGCAAACATTCCATACGTAGCAGCCTGTCCAAGATATTGTCTTAGAAGAAACTCCATCTTCATGGGTGACGAAAGTTGTTTTCCTCCAAGAAAGTCAGGCAACCAAGTGAAAGTTTTTGCAAGCAAGGCAGCTGAATCACTAGTGTAATCATTGCGTTGAAACTGGGGATCTAATTCTTCCATATACGAAGGAACAATTTTTTCTTTAGTGTAGTCATTTCGATTCCTAGAAGCTTGCCACAGAGGCCTTAATATTTGAGGTGTTACATGAAAGTTAAATTGGTTTTGAAGCTGCTTCATCGCCCCTGGTCTAACGTCATCCTTTAATGTGTAGTCCTCTTCCAGTATGGACCTAAAAATCATCTCTGGGATAGCCTTATAAAATGAACCAGTTGCAAAAGCTATAGGTAGAGCCGCCGATTTATGATTGGGTAGAGGTATTATGTAGTTATTAGCTTTCTTAGTTTCGTCTGCCTCCTCATACGCATCAGTACCAGTCACAAGCATGAGGTATATCATTGTTGCTACCATCACTTGAAAACCTCTGTCCCAAGTGGCTTGCCTTACACCACGATTGAATTCCTCTGGTGTCCGAGAAACCAAGTGTGCACCAGGTGCATCCGTAGCTCCGAAGTTGCCACGGAGATATGTATCTAGTCCAGTGATACCACCACCCATGAATGGGATCAGTGATGTCAACATATTGATCGTGGGAGACCTGCCGTGCCTTCCGAAATTCATAACCTCGAGTCCATCCAACATGGCCTGTGCGACATTTCCTCCGGTTCTTGCAAGGCTTATGTCAGCCGCCTGCTTTCGTGCAGTCGATTCGCTGAGTTGCTGTGCATGTTCATAGTATATTTTAATAAGTGCATACCTATCTGCCGCTGTCATGTTGTCGAAATTAAATTTACCTGTTGCCTTTTTTTCTTCCATCAACTCTGCATAGCGTTTTCGCTGTCGGGCCTGATCTACTGAGACCTGTGCTCTAGAGAATTTTTCAGATTTAATCCCTAATCTTTCCCCTAATGTCCGTGCTATTGCAGCTCCTGTTTCACCAGCAGTTCCAGACCCTCCCTCTGCGAGATCACTGACAAGGCGGTACGCACCACCACCACCTGTTACTAGACCAAGTTTTCTACTTTCCAGTAACGCATCTGGTTTATTTGCCGTTTTGATACCCTTTATCAGGGGACCGAGAGGTGTCCATGATCCTGTAGAGCCACCAAATAATTGGTCAAACTGACCTTGGTCTCTAACAAAGTTGTCAATTATGAACGCTGGAAAGTCTACGATCATATGACGTTGTAGTCTGCCAGCAAACCGTGCAGCTTTGAAAAAGAGGTGAGGAGCATGAAATCCTGAGATCATAACAGATTCAGCCATCAGTGGGTCTGCCATAAGATGATACTGCTCCTGCCCTTTAACCTGTACCCTGAGTACAGTGGGGCCAGCATGCTTCTTATCTGTACCCAAGAATAGGCTATGCTTGCCCTGGCCAAGTTTCGCGAGTGCTTGGGCATCATTAAGAGTTCTTCGTGCAGCTACATTTGTCAGGCCATCACGGATCATCGCCAGTTGGCTATACTGAATATTTGTTACAATGTCGATTGACTGTAACTCTTGAAAAGTGTCCAGAGCATTGTCAAATACAGATCCTGATTGCTGTTTAAGTTGTGTAAATTCTAACCCGACGGTTCGCATTAACCCGTTACTCCCCATTGGATGAGATGCCATCATGCCTATATCCTTAAACAATGGTGCATAGGCTTGACCCTTCAAAAACTCTGCCATCTCCGGTGTTATCTGCTCAGTCGCAAGCAAGAGGGGTAAGTTGTAGTTTTCATTAACATTCTGATATGCCTTGGAGAAGGCCATGATATTCTTGCCACCCTCAAACATTTCGTTAGCACCCATTGATTCTATCTCACGCACTAACTCTTGAGCATCCGCTACCTGTTGTTCTGGCGACAGGTCTTTTGCTGGAATACTTTCCAGAGAGCCATCTGCATTTATTTTGTAGTCGGTTTTCCATTCACGACGTTTAGAGTTCTTCTTAAAGAAAGCTATATTGTCCTGCTGGCTTGAGTCCCATGCAAGTTGCAATTCTTGTAGCATTAAGTCTGTCGTCTCACTCGGTAGCTGACCGCTTTTGACTGCCTTTGTGATCCGTCTTTGTAGCTGTTCTATGCTCAGTATTTCGTCCTTCTTACGCTTGCCTAATGCTCCTTCTACTACAGTCTGTAGTCTTTGCCGAACCTGCTCTTGCTTTTGTGTAGCCTGCTCTAATAATGACTCTGCCTGTATGACATTGTTTTCGTAGGCCAAGAAGCGTAGAGCACCTAGATATAGACTTGCATACTCCCTGTCCTGTTTATTCGGCAGCATAGCGATGGCTTCATCTATCGTAACTTCATCTCCCTCAAATGTTTTAAATTCAGGATAACCATTTTCTATGGTCCCTACCCACACAGTTCCACCCAAAGCGTTGCCACTCATTGAGAGGTTCATCGCATTATTACGGAAATGCAAGGCTGCAATTGGTGCAGTATCTGCCAAGCGGGCGAGTTCCATGCTCAACCGCTCCTTTATACGTCCTTGATCTTGTATCGGGATTCCAGAGAATGCATGCATATCTCTTAAATGTTTCCATAAAGCCTTTGTATGAACCATGTTCCAACTAGCAATACCAGTTTTTCTCTCTGACTTAATGAAAGGTAGTGGCTCTTTCCATATATCACGTTGTCTTGTTATCGCAGCCCTCACTTCTTCCAAGCTAGAGTCATGGGTTATTCCAGGAAGCCCATCCATATCTATTACGTTGTCGATAACAACTTCACTGGTTAGACGATTATCTGCACTAATTTCTGGATGCCCATACTTTTTAAGTAGCTCAGACATTTTTTTCGTTGGTTCAAAGCTTATCCTTCTCCGATACTTCTCTTTCAGAGCTTGGGGCATTACGTAAGGCTTTTCACCACGCTTAAGTCTGTAGTATGATTCTTTAGCAGTCTCAGATGCATTTATTCCTACAGGAGGAATTTCACCCGGATTGGTATCTTCAAGCTCTTTTTGGTACATCGCTTCGTCGAAAATCTCTTGATCCCAAGTTCTGGGTGGTGCATCAGCCAAACGAATATCAGCTTCCTTTTCATTGCTGATGAGGTCTAATATCTTTTCCTCCGACTCTGTGTCTCCAGTCTCTAACGCTCTCTTGAGTGCTGATAAATGTCGTGGGTCTACTCCTTGAAGGATAGTAAGATTCCTGATCTGAGCATTTGGATCGAGAGAACTCAGACCTGGGCCTCTTAGTCCTAGTGCTCCTGTCTCTATTGCGCTGAAAATACGAAGCACATCCACCAGTGGATTGTCTTGAGTGGCCTCAATACTATTGTTTAGATATCCCAGAATGCCTTTCTTCAAGTGAGCAACCTTTCCAGCGGACTTAGTCTTATCTACTCGACCTTTGGATAAGTCCTCCATAAACAACGCTCTGGCATCACCTGCTGTCGCATCCGGAACAACCAATTTAGAGAAGTCTTCATAAGTAACTTCTTGATATTCTGGACCCGCATCAAACTCCTGCCACATTCCCTCAGACACAAATCTATTTTGTGCCTGTGCATCCATACTTTCTATTTCATCTTGGAAGTAATAACCATATTCCTCAAAAGCTTTCCATATCTTGGTATCGAATTGCTGAACGATCTGATCCACACTCATGTTACTAGGATCTATAGCTGATAGATTCAATAAAATCTTAGCATTGGGTCCATCGAATTCAACTAGCAAGTCCTGCATATTTTCAGGATTTTGGACGACACCGTTTTCTCCAAGTACTACATCCCACATACCGTCTAGATCAGCAGATAATTGATGCCCTATACCTGATTGACTCAAACCTCTTTTCTTCATATGAGCTTCGAGCTTTTGTTTCAGATCAGAGATAAAACTTTGCAACTTGGTTGAAGTATCATTCCTTTGAGCTTCTGCTGCCTCTTCCAGGCGTAAGCGTTCCGCCCTTTGCTTGATATCTTCTTCACGGGCTATATCCGCTGGTCCCCTAGCATGTGAGCGATTGTTTTCGACAAGCTTATATCTACCTTTATTATTTTCTATATATTTGCCTTCTTGCAGATGCCTCAATAGCTGATTTAATTGGTCGGAAGAGAAATTCTCATTAACGAGATCTCTAGCAAGTTGATACCTTTTAAGAGATGAACCCTCGATTGTGCCGATATCTCTGATGGCAGCTAAACGACCTATAACATTACTCATGTGTTGAGGGGTATACATTCGTGGAGATAGATCTGGTAGCAAGGTTTCTGTGCTAAATGTAGGCATGTTGAAAATATGGCCATAGAGGGCTTTTCTCTGTGCCCTGTTCAAACCAGTTATGTTACCATCCTCACGCCCTGTCACAGCACTCACAAGTGCCTTGAAAGTCGGACTGGCCTTTCCTCCTGCCCCAACAACACTTCTCTTGGGTAGGAGAATATTTTTTAGGGCCAGAAGTTCGTCTATAGCATTGCTAAATGTAGTTTTATCATTGTCATTCCAAACTGTCTTGAGAGTATCTTGTTGCACTTTAGCGAGAATCTTTTCATCTGATTCATCACGTATATGTAGCTCTAAGTTTCCGTCCCTTGCTTTCCATTGGACTCTTCTATCTTGATGCAGGATGTGTGCTCTCTCATAGAGGTCTACACCACCTTGGAACCCATAGACAGCATCATAAGCGGCCAACCGATCAAAGTTTTCAATGTTTTGATTGGCTTGCTCTATGATTTCATTTACTTCTGATGGAGCAAGGTTTTCCCTGGGTGCCGTTATAATCCCTTCTTCTGTTGTTTCGCCAACTAGCTTTACTGCCAGTTCGGGAGATAGGTATGATGCCAACATCTCTCTGGCTCTCTGCCATTGTTCTTCTGCTGTGCCTTCACCAAACAGACTTTCACTGCTTTCTGCATCCTGTACAAGATCTGTATGACCACCGAATACTAGAGCGGCTATAGCTCCTGCGTCATATTGATTGTGTGCAGACGAGTTGCGTATAACAAACTCTCTGAGTTCTTCACGCTTATCATTACCTGCTCTGCTTAACCGGTCTGATGTCCAAATCTCTTCAAACATCTCAGGAGTTATCTCACCATCTTCGAGTCGCTGTATGATCTCTTCAAGAGGCATGCCACCAATATCATCTAACTCTGGGAAGGTAACGCCTACTTCAGTTTTTGTTTCTTCTTCTCTTTCTTGTGATTCTTCATAGAGTTTTTGGTCTCTTGCCAGGTCTCTTTCTACCCTTAGTATAGCTTCTTGCTCTAACTCCTGTGGTGACAGGACTGTATACTCGGAATCTTCCTGTGCGTTGACCTGTTGCTCTATAGCAATCTGATCTAAGTGATACTCTTTTCTTTTCTGGGCCTGTTCGATACGTTCTTCTTCCGTAAGGTTTGGATTGGCCAGTCCAAATCCTGCCGTAGCCTTAGTATGTCTGGTTTCTGGTATGCCAGGTGTAGTATCCTCTGTGCGACCACCTTTCCGTAGCTCATCTCTTTTTATTCTTTGAGCAGCTGCATTGTTCAGATTAAATGCATCCCCACCGACTCTTCTTGTATAACCATTCAATAGGAGTGCCATTACACCACCAGCACCACCACCTACTGTGGCTGCCTCCCAAAGCTGTGCTCCTAGATTCTCATATGCTTCATCATCGTATAATGCCTGTGCTACAGCTGCAGCTCCTATTGTTTGAACACTTTCCTGGGCTGACTCTTCTAAGGCTCCCGCAGCAAATGATTTCCACGCAGGAACACCCTTCGGACCCATTTTTGCACCAGCCATTAGGCCACTTTTCAGAGCAGATTTTCCGAATGCTCCTGGTGCTAGACTTCCAAGTGAACCAACACCGATAGCTTCTGTCAGGGCTAGTGGTATAGTCATGCCATAGCCAAGCAATTCTTTTGCGGCAGACACATCTTCACCTGTTCGCTCTTCGTAGTCTGCTACCTGGGAAGCATGTTGTCCCCATTGTATAGGTACACTGAACGGAGCAATCATTGCTGCCTGATCAAGGGTTCCCTTTACAAAGCGTCCGGTTCCTGCGGCTGTTGAACCTGATGCACCCATTCTTGAGGCAAGGTCGGAAGCGGCTCTACCAGCTTGAGGTGATAAGCCTTTCACTACTTGTGGTACATATTTACCCATCTGTAGTGGTCTAAGCGCACCAATACCAGACCAGTAAGCTGCCCCTGATCCTAAGCCCTGCCCAAGCTTGGCTATATAAGAATCAGCATACTTATCGTTGCGTCCTAATTTCTGGATGTAATCTTGTGTTTTTCTGATCTCACGCTCGAAATAAGTATCTTTGTGTGGTGTCAGTATGCCAGCTATTCCACCCAGGCCTGAAAGCATGGTGCCAGCATAACCTTTCGGGATACCCTTTAAACCTTCGAGGACTTCTCCAAAGATGTTACCATCTTCGTTCTGGGAAGGGGATGTATAGGAGTTATAGTAAGTACCAATCGTTGTAGGGTACTCTTGAGCAAGTTCACGAAATAAACCATCCAACTGACTACGAGTAGCATTTGCTGGAATATTTACTCGCCTGCCGTCAGGAAGGGTATACCACTGAGATTCAGCCATTTTTAACCGAAGAACTTGTCAGGATCACCTAGTCCACGTATCCCGCCAAAGGCGGCTCCTGCTCCAGTGACTAGTGGTCTGGCTGCACCGATAGCTTTGAATGGCCCAAGGGGAATCCTACTAACAAGGTTGGCACCACCACCGAAAATTCCTGCTTGCCCCAACGAACCAGGCCACAGAGATTCTTCATCCCCGAGCAAACCTTCAGTCTTCAATGCTTGCATCAAGGCTGGATCTGCTACTCCACCCGTTCCTATCATTGTACGTAGTAGCTTATCTCTAACCTGTTGAACCAAGACTGGATCGTAGTTTTCACTACCAGTTGCTAACATTGTATCTTGAGTTTCTAGCCAATCAGCAACCTTACCCACCATCTCTGCACTATATACATCCGTTTCTTTTTCAGCTTGTTCATATGCAATATCTTTTTCAAGCGTAGAAAGAATTGCTTGATTGTAAGCTTCTCCAGCACGAAGTCTTTGAGCCAACTCACCTTCTAGCCCAGCCTGTATACCAGCTTGTGCGTCTTCCATGCCAGCTACTTGTTCGAGGAACAATTCTTGCTCTGTCTTGCGCTCTTTATCGAAGGCTCTAAGGGAATCGCCAATTGTGCTGAACCTACTATCTCCACCAGTAGATCTTCCTGCAAAGACATCACTAACCGACTTCCATAAATCAGCTTCTCTACTTAAACCAGCTTGTTCATCGGTAGGTTGTAATCCTTCTAACTCTGCTATGCGTTTGTCATATCTCTTGGCTTGATCTCGCAGAATCTTTTCACGGGCTAATTCATTCGCATTTGGTGTTGTGGCATCTATTTGGAATTGTTCTATTTGGTCACGGACACTCTGATAGGCCGCCCCTGGTTTGGGGGCATCCTGAATGTCCAGTGCTAATGCCTCTTCCAACATACCAGTGCCCCCTGGCTCATCGTCCGCACTGTCCCTACCTTGGCCATAGCCAAGCGCTGCGAGTGTTGTACCACCGAATCCCATCCTGGCAAGCATCTGTGATGCGAACTTATGTGCAGGGATAGATTGTGCCCCTGCGGCTGGCGTCACTTTACCAGTTAGGGCACGACTGACAAACCCTGGAATACCACCTTTAACAGATCCTTGAACTAGTGGTCTTCCTATAAATTCACCTACAGAGCCTCCCATAAATTGTGGAAGCCTGAGTGAGGATATGCCACCTCCTAAAGCTCGGAATGGATGCCTTATAGCAGCACCTACACCAGGCTTGCCTACAGCTGCGGCTATACGGCTTGACACACTAGGTATCTGATAACCGGTCTTTCTGCCTATCAGAGGTGCCAATTTTGGTGCTATTTTTTTTGCCCCGTACCCAGCTAAACCTCTTAAACCCTGTCTCCCAATATACCCTGCTGCTGCTGGGAGGCTTCCAAAGCCACCACTAGCTGCAGTTGCTGCCGCTCCTGCTCCCAGCAATGCGTAGTCAAGCTTACTTTTTGGTCTCAACCAATCAGTGCCGTACACCCACTGTTCATTAAAAGGGCCAAATGGATCATCCCCAACTGCTGGATCGTCCAGAAAGTCTTCTTCATACTGATCCCCGTAAGAGCCACCCTCTTGATAGCGTGGGATAAGGCCACCACCAGCCATAGGCATTCCAGCGGCCATTGCTCCACCTTGTGGCATACGAGGTATTCCAGGCATAGGTCCACCTGCTCCACCAGGAACTTGAGGAACACCAGGTGATGGCATAGGTTGACCCGGACCTTGTCCAGGCATACCAGGCATACCAGGCATCTGTCCACCAGGTTGTCCACCAGGTTGTCCAGCATTTTGTCCAGCACCTTGTGCTAAATAATCTGCAAGCTTTGTTGCTATATCTTGACCTGGCTCAGGTATACCAGCGGCCTTTTCTAAGGCTTCAATGGCCGTATCATTCTGTTGCATCCTTTTAGCTCTATCTGCAAAAAGATATTGCGCAATGATAGGATGCCCCTTTCGTAGACCATCTTCTACTTCCTTACGAGATAGAGACTCTACGTAGGCCTTTTGTTGTGATATGGAAGCACTCATTGATAGTGTATCCTTCCGCCTGCGTACAGGCCGTCTATAAGTTTTTGATGGTACGGTGCTAAAATTCCTAAGCCATTATTAGTGCTGGCCACATAACCTCCCCCTGCACCCTGCACTTCTGGCTGCACTTCTGGGGTTGTTGGATCACCATCTGCATCAAATCCAAACTCATCACCTAGATCATCGGGAATCTCTGCATTTGGATCTGCTGTTTCTTGACCTGACTGCCAGTCTTTGTACGCACCGTATGCACCAGTTGCATCAGACATAAATCCAGGTTCTGCTTTATAATCACTGATGACCTGAGTATTCTGATATGGTAACTGATTCATCATGCTCAGTGCAGTCTGTGTCTGTTGCTGTGGATAATCACGCTGTTCTTGGAAGTCTTGATAGCCAATATCTAGGTCTCTTTGCTGTTCTTGCTGTGTCCTAGCACCAGCCTGTTCCATGGCCTGTAGCCTCTGCATTTGCATCTGCTGTTCTCTTTGAGCTTGTGTACCCATGCCACCAGCGATGTTAGCCATCTGGCCACCCATTTGAGCCACTTGACCGAGTGCCTTTCCTTGAGCATCAACAGCACCCTGCTGTCTTCCAAGCATCTCGCCCGAAGCTTTTAAGCCTTGTAGGCCAAGCTGTGTGCCACCCTGGGCAGCTTGGTATCCCTGCTGTTGAGCAGTAAGAGCTTGTTGCTGTCCTGTAGCCTGAGCCTGAGCAGCTTGTTGCTCTGCTGTTAGCTGTTGTCCTAGACCTTGCTGTTGTGCAGATCTATCTGCTTGGAATGCCTGCTGTGCAGACTCAAATGCTTTCTGTTGTTGGCCACCAATAATGTCTGCAGCCTGCTGTGATACATCTCTAGCCTGCTGTGCAGCCTGAACACCCTGTCTCATACTACCAAGGTTACCCGATGTAGCTGCCTGTGATGCGAGTTCCTGTCCTTGTATTTGTTGGAATTCTCTCAAAGCTTCTAGCTGTGGATCGGTAACTCCTTTGCCATACTGAGACATGTAGTCCTGTAGGTTGGCTTGCGTTTGCATCTTAGGAGCGCCCATTTGCTGTCCTACGCCACGCATAGCTGTAGCAGCTTGACCAGCCTGTTGTTGTGACTCACGACCAGTGCCTCTCATTCCTGCACCAGCTAACTGACCTTGCAGTTCGGCTCGTTGTCCTAGTTGTTGTGCACCTGTAGCACCTTGAGAGAATTGCTGTGCTAATTGGCCATACTGTGGCTGTAGTCCTTGTATTCCTTGGGCTGCCCCACCAACCATACCTTGTGCCTGTGTATAAGCATCTGCGGCTTGTTGCGTACCTGCTGGGCCTGTACCACGACCATAGGCACCATAAGCAGACCTAGCTAACGCTTGGTCCTGTGTAGTACCTGCTAATCTTTGCCCACCGTATGCTTGATATGGCTGACTAGCAATATTTTGTATATTACCTGTCAACTGAGCAGATAGCTGTGCCTGTTCAGGAGATACAAAGGATTCAACCTTTCTTTGCTGTACTGGTCCACCTGGAGCATAACCAGATATCATTCCACCAGAAGCCCTCCCTCTCCATCCCTGAGCTTTTTTTGCTAACATACTCATTATACGATCTTTATATTCCCTATCACTAAGTGCGTCTGGCCCTGACGTAGGGTTGACTATAAGTCCTGTTGACCCCGGAATCATATCTACAACCGCATCTACACCTGCTAGTGTTGTTCCTGAAATACCAGCACCACCATACTTAAAGAGCTTCTTTAATAGGTCATCTTCCTCTTTGGCTGAATCAAACATGTTTTTAAGAAGGTCTATACGATAGCTATCCTCGCGTCTACGAGGAGTTCTAGCTTCCTGTGTCTCAAGTACACCACCTTCATCATAGCCAGGAATCATTCCACCAGATGCTCTACCCATCGTGGGTTGCGTAGCTCCAAGCATCCTACTTACAAGTCTACGTATATCGGAGGGAACTTCTCCTCCTGCTTGATACGGGGGGTATCGTCTATTCATATCTTTCACCATAGCTAAGAGGCACTACCTCGCTTAAATCAATTGGGTCAGGCTGTATTGCTGTACCCGTTCTATCCATTCTAACATCCGTAACAAATTGATCCATTACGTCTGCACCACGCTCTGTGTTGCCACTACCTAAGTGGCCTACAACATCACCTGGCACAATATATTCTCCAGCAGATACAGCTATAGTTTGTTTATCACCATTGGCATTCATCGTTGCATTTACATAAATGTCATCAGCCATTGCGTCTCCGCCACCACCATTAATTAGACCACCTTCCTGCATAGGTTGTTGCTGTGTAGCGGCCATCTGTTGTGATAATGCTTGTATTAGCTGATTCAAATCTGCTGAAGTTAACTGATATTTTCTCATTACTCGTTCTACTGTTTCTCTTGAACCAGGAGAGTCTAGTTGCATTGATGCCTGTGCTAAGGCTTGCAAATCTTCAGGACTTACATTTTCTACTAAGCCACCTTCAGCCATCCCGAGTCTAGACAGAAGCCCTGCACCACCAGCATCACCTGTGGCTGCGAAGTCCTCAGCAGTTCTCGGAAGTTGATGTGGATCAAGTCCACTCATTTGCTTATCAACAGGAGCCTCTGCATTTGGGTCAAACCATTTCTTTTCACCGTAGAATCCTGATCCTGCACCTGAAGACGGATTAACTGGTCCAGTAGCCATGGTCTGGCCTGTCGCTTCTGAACCAGGCATTGTTCTTGTTGCTCCGGCTGAACCAGATAAGCCTTGGTCATAGCCATGTCCCATGTATGGACCTTGTGCTGCAATGTACTCTTCGTCTCGTGTTACCTCACCAGTATTAAGATCAAGTTTTCCTGAAGGTGCTACGGCTGCATCCTTCTTCATGTCTGCTGCTTTTTTATCGTCTATGGTATATAGATCCTGCTCATCCACCTCACCCATTTCTTCAACTTGTTCGCCTGCATCATCTGGATCAAGCTGGTTGGTTGCGGCAAGCTCTTTCTTCGCTTCAGTCTGTGCTTGCTCTACCTGTCTTTCCATTTCTTTTTCCATCTTGCCAGCACGTTTGTCGATCTCTTCTTGGGTCATTTCTCGCTTGCCTTCACGCACCTCTTCAGGAATGTCCCCGTAAGGATTCATGTCATAAGTAGTTTCTATGCTACGTTCTGGTGCTTGTCCATACTCTCCTGGATCGGCAGTTGCAAACGGATCTAATTCACCTTCACCTTCGCCTTCTTCGCCAGGTTCTGGCATAAAGGCAGCTGTCTGTGGAACAACATCTCTAACCTGATCTACAACAGGTTGAGTAGGCGCCTCGTACTCATCTTCTCGAGGTGCTATTCTTGGTCGTGTAACACGAGACCTACGAGATCCAGTACCTCTACCTTGTGGCATAGTTCTTGGAAGATATGGTGCTACACCAAACTCATCGCCACCTTCTTCGTCACCATACATTCCACCATACTGGTAGCCTGGTATCAAGCCACCAGATGCTTGGGCATAATTTACTGCTGGTTGATTGCCATACGTTAGTTGTCCTGCAACACCTTGACGTTGAGGTTGTTGAGTAACTTGTCCAGGCATAACACGCCCCTGCGTACTCATTGGATTTACCATGCCTACATTACCAAACCCACCTTCTCCTTGAGCGGCTTGTTCTGCGGCACCTCTTTGGCCAGCTGCCTCGGTTACGCCAAGTGATAGTAGATCTCCTGGGTCTATATCACCAGCTACATCAAGGACTTGTTTACCAATATCTTTATCAGTAAGGGCTGTCTTAATCCCACCCCATAGTCCCTTATCTTTTAGTCCTTCAATGTCACCTAGCTTGTCGCCAAGGTTTCCAATCATACGAGCCCTATTAGCACCTTGTGCCAATCGACCCAAGTTAAAACCTTTACCCGATGTTACATCGCCAAGTGCTGTACCTAATCCACCTAATCCCATTCCGGCTAATGTGCCTACACCAGGAATCATACTTGCAAATGGTGCTGCTACTCCTGCTGCCTTCCCGAGTCCTTTACCTAGAGACTTAATCCCCTTCATTAAGCCACCAAGGAAGTATCCTGGCACTTCTCCACCATGTGCATAATCTGGCACCATACCACCGTGTGCCAAACCAATAATACCACCAGACGCTCTGCTAATTAGAGGAGGTGCGGTCGCTCCGGTTCCAAGAGGTCTCATAAAATCTTCATCATATACTGGTCTATCTAAATAATTACCTAATAATCGCGACATCGCACCTGCTTCTTCCGATTCACGACTTGCTCTTCTCTCATTAAACAGTGCTTCTAACTGAGCATTCCTCTCTTCAGCCTCTGCTTTTTCAGCAATCATTCTATCAAATTTACTACTAAGGTCAGAATCTCTAGCCTCTAAAGTATTACCAAGTAATTGTGACATCGAATTTACTTCTTGCAATTCACGATCCGCCCTTCTTTCATTAAACAGTGCTTCTAACTGAGCATTTCTTTCTTGAGCCTCTACTCTTTTAGCTATATCATTTTCCATAAGCCATTCTGCCATAGGCTCTATGTCCAACTCACTACTAGAAGGACTCCTTGTTGCAACAGCCTTTTCTGGTATGCCCGACAAGAAACTATCCATAACACTATCTCGTATATAATCGTCTCTTGTCCCTATCTGATCCATAAGTAATTCTTGCATTTCAGCGTTTTCAAACAATTCACGGGGCGAAACATATGGTCCCCTTCCTAATTCTGGATTCTCCCATTCACCGTCTGCGACATATCCTCGCTCACCAGGCTCGAGAGGAGCCGATGGAGAAGGTAGAGGTTTTAAGTTTTCTCTTCTTGCAGTATAGTCAGCTAAGTCTTTAGCCATAGATTCCCTAGCTTCACCTGCTGCTATAAGGGACTCGACTTCAGTCATTTGTGGCCCCAACCTACCAGGTGAAAACATAGCAGGCTTGTGAGGTACTCCTTTAAACTTCGACTCCCAACTGTATGGACCTAATTTAAATGGATTATTCGCCCCAGGAGGGCCACCATTCTGATAACCTGGAATTCTGCCACCCATACTCATCTCCACTGGTTCAATTTTTAATCTCCATTCTTGTTCTGCTAATCCACCGCCAGTGCCTTGTTCTGAAGGTGCTGGAGATAAAGGTTTGGCAAAGCCTGGTCCACTCATTGGTCTAGGTGGAGCCTGCTCTATCATCGGCCCCATCCTTGCTAAATCATATGGTGACGGCCTAGCAGCCCCAATCATTTGGCTAGGATCTTCTTGAGGCCGTAGAGGTGTACCATCATAGCTTGTAGCACCTGGTACTGGAGGTCTACCACCTAAACTTTGACCTCTCGACTCTATAGCAGCAGTAGTCTCTTCATCGGTAAGACCATAGCGAGCCTGAACATCAGCCCTATGTCCTGACATGTCTGGTGCAGACATCTGTTGACCTACACCGATCATACGAGATGTAGGTGCATCAAGTGACATATTTTGAAATGGTTGGCCCATATCTTGACGACCCAACTGTTCGACCATACCAGGCTGTGGCTGATATGGATTACTAGACATCATCTTTCCACGTAATCCAGCTAGGCCACCATAGGGAGAAGCTAATTCCATTTAACTAGTCTCCACGCCAAATAGAGTAAAGGCTACTTCATCTGCCGCTGAAGATCTCACTGTCACCACATCTCCGTTCTGTAGGGTGATACCAATAATTATAAAAACAGAATCATTAGCTGCTAACGCTTTCCCGTAGTAGATGTAGTGTTCATTTGCTACGGTTGCACCCAGCGGACGCACAGCCACCCTAATGTTTGGCGTGTTCCCTGTGAGATTGCAGGCGACAAGTGAGCTTACTGTAGTCATCGTGTCATCAGGCACGGTATACAGGTCTGCATTGTTCGTATCAGCAGGTGCCACTTGTCCCAGTACCTTTAATGTATCAGCCATTACTGGCTCCTAGCAATAAGAATTGATATTTACGCAATGACAAAGAACTGTCTTTATCGTCTTGTGTTTTAACAGATTCTAAATCACTGCTAACATCCTGAAAGTTTTGTTCAATAGTTCTACGAGATATGCTTTCGTTAATCTCATCGTATTCTGATGGTGCCACATTAAGTGGCCGGTATACTTTTAAGGTCATCGTCTGCTATCCTCTCTGCCATCAAGTCTTACAAATCCTACACGCCATCCATATCCTGCACCACTGCTTTGTACCTTCATGGATACCTGCCTAGCTCTCCCACGAACATGAGCCTGATCAGTACTCGAGGTAAAAGCTGCTGAGGCTATGGAACTTTGACTATCTGCTGGAAAGTTATGACCATTAAGACTAATAGTAACTTCATCAGTAGATTCAGCATTCTTAAAATGAATGTCAGGTATTATCCTATGGATAGACCAAGTTTTATCTCCTTCTCCAAGGTCCATATCGCCTGTTTCTATATATGCTGTCATTGCAGACTGATCATCGTCATGTCCACTTTCATGGTTATATAATACGTTTTCGTATAAAATCTCTACAGTTCCACCGCCACCTGTGTCTGCTGTAGCAGTATCTGCTATCGTAATGGTGTAATTATCAACATCTGTGACCGAGACTACGGTATGTTGGTTGTTTAGCAGTAAGGCTTCTAGCCCTCCAGTTGCTGATGCACCCTTAATTATGATAGTGTCACCTACAGATAATCCATGATTTGTACTGCTAATAGAAACATTACTCGTAGAGGCAGTAGTTGTGGTCAGTGGATTGGTAGCCAATTCTTTTGTAAGTATGGAAGAAGCTATGGGGTATGTCTTAGTTACAGCCTGGTTCCATTGTCCACGGGCCAAGCTTCCTGCATACCAAGCATTCTCTTCATAATTAAAAATTACATACTTATCATTACTGCCATCTCCTGATGCAGATGGATAGAACCATATAATTTCTGAGAAATCTGGATTTGATCCTGCTACAACTTTAAATGTTTGATCTGTATCAAAATCATCAAACACTGTCGTTAGTATAGGACACGGTAGCTTTTGAACACTACCAGCATACCTATAGAAAGCTCCACGATCCATAAAGTAAACTGTTCCGTTAGCGTTTACTGCAGCATTTGGAGAGATCATTGAAATACTTCTTGCTACTTCTGTAAATGAGAAATAAAAGGGACTGCCCACATATCTCATGCTGACCATACCTGCATCAGTCCAAATCAGTATTTCCTGTCGGGTTGCCATGCCTGCAATGATCTCAGAGCCTGATGACAGTTTCTGACCACCAGCGCTGTTTGTAGCCAATGCTTGCCATGTGCCTACAGTTTCAGAGCTAGACCACCTCACATTCAATGGATCTATTGTTGTAGAGTTTATATCTGTGGCTCCAAGACATACAACGTGTCTGGCTACATCTGACATTAAGACTTGAATAGCACCGACCGGGGGATAGTAAGTACCTGCCTTGTAAGAAGCTGTAACACTCGATCCACCAGCAGTTGCAGTACCAGAAGCATTGGCGCCACCGAGATCTGCCGTGAACTCCGCCTTATTCGTTACAGAAGCAACTGTCATTTCTACATTTAATCTTGCCGCACTAATGCCACCAGTTGCAGTAGCCCCTGCTATCGTCACTAAATCTCCGACGGCTGCACCATGCCCACCTTTATCTTTTACCGTAACAACCGTGCTACCACTTGCAGTTGTTATAGGATTCGATGTAAGAGTTAGAGACCTACGGACAACTTCTTCTAAAGGTATTGCTCTAGTCGAAGTTCCATTGCTTTCATCCCAGTAAAAGATTTTACCTTGGCGTACACATGCAAGCATGTCATCACCAAAGTTATCTATAGACCAGAGACGTAGCTGGTTCGCTTGTCCAATTCCTGTGGCCGATCCCCATGTGCTTGCACCCCAAGTGCCTGAGCCATAACCACCACCAGATACATAAGTATCCAGGCCTACATTAATTTGAAATGCAGCAGTTACACTTGACCCGCCTTCGGCTGTATCTGTAGATGTAGCCTGAGCATCGCATACGACACGAAACTTAGTAGTAGTGTCAGACCCATCTGGAGCACCTAATGCTGCAATACGATGCTCTTTATTCAGGCTACCAGTACCAATCCCACCTGATGCTGTCGCGCCAGCTATAGTCACATAGTCTCCTACCACTGCCCCATGAGCACCGGATGTAGTAATTGTGATCACAGCAGTCTCGTCTACAGTAGCTATTGGGTCTGTACCCAGGGTTACAGAACTGCGAATCGGAGTAACATCATAATATCCACCACCCAGGTTAACGTATAGCTTTAATGTCGTCCCGAGACCTAGATATTGTCCACCGTCGTCAGTCACCCAGTCATGGAGACTTCTACATACGCCCAAAAAACGAGCAGTTATATACTTAGACCATCCACCGATCTTTTCTATAAAACCCTTACGAAACCGGACCTTATCAGCATCATACCATGTTCCTTCAGCAGAATACCTGGTGCCGTCAGTAACCATACCCGCTTTCGGGGCAATCTTCATCAATGCCATATTATTGACCTACTATAAATAAAGAATTCGTACAACGTATATCGTTAGGGATATTATATGCACGACAATCACTCATAGTTTTTACACATCCTGTTATAGCAAAAAAACTTAATCCTATCAAAAATATCCTTACCATTTAACTTTGTTAGCCCAATAAGCTGCACTCATCTTACCCTTCTTGATATTCTTAGCATGACGAGCTTTAAAGCTTTTTCGTCTAGCCTTACCTTTTTTTGTTTTAGGGTTTTTACCAGCACCACTAACACCTTGCTGGCCAAACCTTATAAGCTTGACCTTGCTTCCTTCCTTTGCCAAAACGGCATGTGACTTTTTAGCTTTGGGTGTACGCTTAGGCTTGTTATATCCTGAAAATCTTTCACCACGATATGTTATAGCCATTAATTATCTCACTGTTTTGTGATTACAAAATGTGGATTTTCTCCATCTAAGTCTCCACCAATAATTACATTTTCAGCTAACCCAGCAGCACTTAATGCAAAATTAAGTTGAGCCTGTGCTTCATTAGTTGCTTGAATCAATTGTTTAAATATACTCGCCTGCTCCATAGTCAAAAGTTTACGTCTTGTATTTGGAGAATCAGGTTTTTGTTGTGTTGTTTGCGACTCGTTCTTTAAGGTTTTCTGCTTGCGTTTCGACTGCTGCGATCCTTTCCCCATGGGTATCCACCTTTTGTCCTATACGTTCTACAGTGCGCTCTATCTGAGCGAGGGACTGTCTAGTCCCATTTAATCCAGCTTTAACTCCGCCATAAGCGGCCCCTGCTGCAGCTGGTATAGCGAGCAGAGATACTAAATTCATCATTTCGCTTTCCATGCTATAGGTCTTCAACTTCCTCTGGTTTTTCACGTTCAAGGATTGGCCTTCCATCGCTATCCGTCCATTCCGTATCATACATATGTTGATCCTGACGTTCAGCTACAACAAGCCATGACACTGTATCAGTGCAATCGCTCTCTTGGCATTCAATAGTCAAAGTGCTTCCAGATACAGAACCCTTAACCATATCCCAGCCTGTCTCGTTTGTAGTAAAACAGGTAGCATCTCTGCATAATAATTCCCAAGTTCCAGCAGTCATTCCAAACTCAGCGTTCATCTCTACTGTAGCTTGTCCATCTACAAGGTCTATCTGCCCACGATAAATCAAGTCGGCTCTTGGTCCCTCAATAAACGAATGATATAAATCATGCGTATCTTTCATTGAAGGCAATGGATGGTCGATCTTAAATGATCCAGAACCTTTTGATAATGCTCCACCAACAGCTACATCTTCTCCACTACACTGGATAGCATAATTGGTATGGATAGTGGCGTTAGAACTGATGTAGTACTTGTTATCTGCTCCCCTAACCCCTGCTTGGAAGTGAAGTACTTGGCCACTACCCCCATCGTTCTCATAGTATTGAATAGCCCCTACACCAGTATTACCTGCCTGCAGTCTTATATATGGATTTCCGCCACTTGAAGCGAAAAGGAAAGAATCAATCCCTTCGGTAGTGAGGGTTACCACATCTCCCGCAGATTCTGATAGGTAGGTGTTGCCTGATGCCGATCCATCTAGCCGTAATTTGTCAGTGGCACCAATAATAATGTCAGCACCAGCCGATACATTACCTGTTAAGGTAGATGTTCCGCTAACATCCAGTGTACCATTTAGGTCTACTGCCGTGGCGTTTAATTCTATCTCGTCAGTAGCATTAATGTCTAATATTGCGTTTGATGGGGCGTTAATATACTGACTAGCATCGTTGAATTGGATAGCCATGGTGCTGTTTAGTAGCAACCCTGTGTCTGCAACATGAGTCAGAGTCACATCCGTATCTGCACCAAAACCTAAAACTGCCGCATCACTGACCAGCGTAAGATCGTCACCAACCGTTGCATCTCCTGACATTGTGACATTTCCCGTAAGTGTCGATGTGCCAGAAACATCTAGCGTTCCGTTAAGATCTACTGCGGTAGCGTTTAATTCGATTTCGTCTGTGGCATTGATGTCTAGAACCGTAGCTGAAGGAGCATTGATATATTGACTAGCATCGTTGAACTGCAAAGCCATAGTGCTATTCAGAAGTAATCCTGTATCTGCTACATGGGTTAGCGTAACATCTGTATCCGCACCAAACCCCAGAACCGCAGCATCACTCACTAAGGTGAGATCATCTCCGACGGTTGCATCTCCTGACATTGTAACATTACCAGTAAGTGTTGATGTACCCGATACGTCCAATGTTCCATTTAAATCAACTGCTGTTGCATTAAGTTCAATTTCGTCTGTAGCATTAATGTCCAGTATCGCATTTGAAGGAGCATTTATATACTGACTGGCATCATTAAATTGAATTGCCATCGTAGAATTGAGAAGCAATCCTGTATCAGCCACATGAGTCAGATTCACATCTGAGTCAGCACCGAAGTTTAAGACAGCCGCATCACTTCCAAGTGTCAGATCATCTCCAACACTAGCGTCACCACTCATAGTGACTGCACCAGCTACAGTAAGTGTGCTACTTAGCTCTAGGTCAGCAAATGCATCTAGTACTGCTGCTCCAGATCCAGCACCATCTGTAAGCACTGCTGCTATCTTACCATTACCTATGGTGATGTTAGCACCAGAGCCTTGACTGATAATAATATTCTGTGAGCCGCTTGTAGCATTCTCAATGAACCAAACCTTATTAACAGTATTAGGTGCAATCGTAATCGTACAAGCAGAGTCTAAAGTACCTGTGTACTTAAGGAAGATCGCACGACCTTCGTCTGCTGCACCATCTGCTATGGTCGTAGTATGAGTATCAGCGTTAGTAGTAATGGCCTCTGTGCCAGAACCAAACGCATCAGCTATTAGCTCTAAGTTTGTGTTGGTCTTGGTTCCCCAGGTACCTGACTCATCACCCGTAGTGATTTCCAAAAGTCTCAGATTATTTACATATGTTCCCATGCTTAATTCCTATTGTTATGTTGGGACTTCTTCCCAGTCTGGCGTTTGAGAATCACTAACTCCGGACCAGCTTGGTGTTTGCGAATCACTGACATCAGACCAGCTTGGTGTTTGTGCATCATTTACACTAGACCAAGAAGGTGTTTGTGAGTCGCTAACTGCTGCCCAATCTGGTGTCTGTGAATCATCTATTATCGTCCATATCTGTACACTGCTTATTCCTGTCGTACCAACCACACCACTCGCACTTACTGTTACTCCAGTACCACCAGTTGCTGTTACCGAGCCGACAGATCCTGTTGCCGTTTCACCTGTTACAGATAAATTGGCATCTCCAGTTACTGTAACCGAACCTACCGCACTTGTCCCAGCTAATCCTGTTAAGGTAACATTTGCTGTTCCCGTTACCGTAACACTTCCTACACTTCCTGTTGCACTTACACCCGTAGCAGTAAGATTTGCATCTGCTGTTACAGATACTGACCCTACTGAGCCAGTACCTGCTAACCCTGTTTCGGTAATAGTAACATCTATTACTACCGACTCATCACCTACTGCACTCGTTCCTGCTACACCTGTAACTTCTACAGGTATAGCTTCACCCCATGTGCCAGAACCCCATGTAGATCGGCCCCAGCCTGTTATATCAGCCATTCTAGGCTATACGAATTATCGCGTTACTCGCATCTGCCGCAGGGAAAGCAATCGTGAATGTACCAGCAGTAGCTGTCTTATCTGCACCGAAGGCCAACACAAGAACAGATGTATCACCAGTGGTATCTTCATTGAATATCAACGCACCATTAGCCGTAAATGTTGCAGTAGACCATGAGGTGTCTGCAAAATCGGTTAGAGCCGTTGTTCCACTAGTCGAAGGATCGACCCTCGTTAGCGTATTTCCCTTGGCACTATAGTTTGTACCACTGATTTCATTAGTACTAGAATACGCAGTAGTACTGGCACCTAACGATGCACTGCTTGTATAGAGTGCAATCTTAAAAGTGTCACCACCAGAATTAAGAAAATTGTGCTTTCCTTCTAGCAACTCTTTCTTAAACGAGGTGCACATCGCTTGAGATATAGCCATTATAATTTCTCCACTGAATTAGCCAAATCATTATGACCCGCTGATCTCAGCAGGGTAATGACCTTAGAGCGATCTTCTTTAATCGCTTCCCATATAAAATACTGTACCGCCTTATGAATATAAGCCTTAAACTCTTTTGCCTGTTCAGCAATAGTAGGATGAGCATTCTTTCCTACAGAAATAATCATATCTGAAGCCCTTTCTGCCCAATGGCTTGGACCAAGATTACCATTCTTGCTTGTGGTAACCGTTACGTTTCCTACTCCTGAGTCAATATCAAACATTACCTGGCAGCCACCTTTATCATGCCATCTCTATATTCATCTCCGGTCATTCTGCCTTCAGCCTGTACTTTAAGTAGTTCCAATGCTTCTTGATATCTTTGTTGATACAGTTGCATCATATCTGGCTCACCCTTCATATAAGTGTAGGCCTCTAATAGTGATCCGTATAATAATACTGTATCAGCGTTATTTCCAAGCCATGACGTACTGTCTGTAACAATCGAATTGGGCATATAGTAATAATGCAATTCAGTAACATAATCTGCATCGGGCGTAGGCCCGACAATAAATGTAGTTGAGTCAAAAACACCGTAATACTTCGGAGTACCTTCCGTGCTGGCATTCGGATAAGTCGATCTGATAAAGTTTGCATCTTTATTCAGTAAAAATATCTGATTGCTAGAACTTGTTATCGACAAGGACAGGGGAAACAGAAACGTAGGATCTGTCGGCATTGTCAGGTACGCATTACCATCTGTCAGTGTACCAGCTACATTTTTTCTGTTAACAGGTAAATTCACAGAACGGTATATTCTTTGCTCAGTTTGTTTAATAAACGTAGGTATTGCTGCCGTAAAGTCAGTGCCAGTGTTATTTGTGTAATCCTTAATAGCCGCTGTCAATTCAGTATAGTTCATGTTGTCACCGTCACAGTTCCTACCTTTCCATGTGCTACAATATTTCCTGCACCACCACCATTACCATTACCAACTGGATCAAATGCAAAAAGTTTTCTACTAGTATCCTGTGCTATATCTGGCCTGGGATCTCTGATAGCTTGTGGGTCTGTGTAGTCGCCAAGTCTGCCTAAGAAATTTTGAGGCTGGTCCTCGTCAAGCATATCGCGACCGACCATTAAGCCAGTCATACGGCCTGCTTTCACTTGAGGAACCAAGTCCTTTAACTTGTATCTAAAACCGGTGCGATCACAGAAACCAAAAGCATATTTCCCATTAGCAAAACTACCCATTAATAGCCCCCTGGTACAAAATGCACCGAAGCACGATCACGATCTTCTTGCTGGGCTAAGTCCCATTGAAATTCATACTCAGCTTTAAGTTCACCAGAACGCATAAATGCTTCTGGATATTTTTGTGACAATCTAAATGCCAATCCTGCAACTAATGGTGGTAAGAATCTCGCTGGCACATCAGGGTTAGTAGATCCTACATTTCCAGTATCCTCTATGCGCCTAATTCTTTGATATGCCAATGTGTAAACCTTATCAGGAGTAGGCCATAAATATGCAACAGGAGCAGCCCTTTGCTTGTCAATATAAATATTAACTGGGCGACCCTCAGAAAGCTTATTAGGTATAGTTGCATACTGAGAAACACTAAACCTAGATAGAGGTAAATCACTTTGTGATGTACCAGATCCATCACGAATCCAATGCTCAATAAGGTCTATCGTATCTGCTGGCAATGTAACAGAAGGCGTACCAGCAACTGTACTAGCCGTTCCCTCTTCTACACACCAAAAATTTAATCCACGGTTTGCCCACTCGAGACTCAGCAAATTAAGCGAGCGACGAGCAGTGGACATATCATATCCCGTCTTTAATTGAATACCGCATCGTTCAAATGCCTCTTCAACAACTTCCGAGATATCAAGATTAAATGTTGCAGTTCCTGATGTAGCCACTACCTACCTACCTTTTTCATGGCTTTTTTATGAGCCGCCGTAAACGTCGAGCCCGACGCCATAGACTTACGCATAGCCGCCATATGCTTTTTCGTATGATGTTTAGAATGTTTCTTAAGCGCATCTGTTTGCCTCTTGGTTAATTTTTTTTTAGGCATAATCAACTATCCTTAAATTTATCCAAGCATTGCTGGTTAAACTTTACAACTTTTCCAGGTGTCCTAGAACCTTCTTTTATTATACCACCGCTTCTCATTCTAGCATAATCCTGTAATGAACCATTTTTACTAAATGCATTTGTTACAGATTTTTTTATTATACCATTATTATCACTTTTAAAAGGCATTATTCGTAGCTCTTGCCCATCTTCAGCATGATCGCATATCGATCACCACTTGCATGTCCTGTTGTGGTAAACATTATATCGCCAGTTGGACTGGACGCATTATTGATCAGAGGTCCAGCGGATCTAAAGTCAAAGTATCCATACCCACTAAGAGTCCAAGCAATGACATCTGTGGAAGCATCCCAGAGCAAGTCTACACTCATACCATTGCATTCATACCAGACACACTGAATAGATACTCCAGTGCATGCTGCACCTGAACCTGATTGAGTTTGTAGTGCGGAAACGTCTACCTTCTTAACAGCAGCTTCGCCACTGCCGTCGGATATGTTGGTGAACTTCATCACGACAGATTTGTCGCCATCTTGCAAGGTTTGCGAAGTTACTGCATCAGCCATCTAAATCTCCTTATGGGTACGGGAGCTTTCGCTCTGCCCATAGCAGAAGATGTG